TGATAGCTTAGGACCTGCGATTCAATTAATGAAAGACCATGTTACTAAGAAGGCTGGTCGTGAAAATTGGAAAGAACTTGATGGTCGAAGAGCATGGGATGATGTCTATGATGGACTACTTCGATTCTCTTTAGATTTACGTAGACATGGATATGGATTTTATTATGTATGTCACTTAGTAAATGCAAAAATCCCATTAGGTGATGACAGGTATACCATTAGACCTGAACTCACAATAACAGATTCGTTTTATAAAAGACTGTTCCCTATGTTTGAACTTGTTGCAGCATTTGAATCCGATTGGATTTCAGAAACAAAACAAATACAAATGAAAGGTATCGGTGGCAAACCGGGACCAAAGAAAACAGAAACTATACGAACTAGAAAACATTTTATGACTATTAACGATGAGTCCCTTGCGGGAATCACCAAATGTAGAGTACAATTACCCGACCGTATTGAACTTCCGCAGGAGTCCGCGTGGGCTTCGTTTGAAGAACAATACATAACTGCTCAGAAAAAGGATTAGAACTATTATGAGTATTAGCAATGAGACGAAGGCAATCTTCTCAAACCTTCAAGCAAGTTTCGAAACAGCAAGCGCAGACCAAGGCATGGGTTCACTAGGTGAATGGCCAAGCAAAGGTGAACACGCCTGTTATGTTCTCGGAATGAATGTACAAAATGGCACATTCCGTCAATCATCTGATAAACAAGAATTCCCTGCTATCTCAGTACAATTCCACTATCAATTGTGTGAAGATCCAGACCGTACAGAACCACTAGTATGGAATGGTGCTCCAATGACTATCCCTACAGACCCTGCACTATTGAACCACGAAGGTTCACAAATCCGTGCTCGAATTGAACTAGGTCGCCTTAAAGGGCACTTAAAGACCATTCTTGGGTATGAACCACAGGATCTGGGTTCTGCATTCGAAGAAGTAGAAAATAAACTTAATGGTGATTCTACTGTTGCATGTAACATCCGATGTCAG